ATTGAACAAGACTTACCTACAATCTATTGTGATATGGACATGGTTCTTTGTAATTTTCTAAAAGGTGCTGAAAAAGAACTTGGCAAACCTTTTATGGAGTTTGATAAAGACAAAAGGTGGCCTATAATTAGTCAAAACAAAAAGTTTTGGGAAGAATTAGAGTGGATGCCTGGTGCAAAAAGATTATGGAGTTTTGTGAATAAATATGGTTCACATATACTGTCTGCATACTCTACTAAAGATAGTAATAGTATTCCAGGCAAGATGAAGTGGTTGAGAAAAAATGCGAAACTAACACAAAGAAGTAGAATACATCTTGTGTTACGAAAACAAAAACAAGATTTTGCAATGACAAACAACAAACCTAATGTTTTGATTGATGACCATTTAAAAAATATAAAAGAATGGAAATCAAAAGGTGGTATAGGAATACATCATTTATCTGTGAGTACATCATTAAACGAGTTGAAAAAATTAGGTTATAAATAGTTATAAAACTATAAGGAGAAAACAATGAGTTTATGGAGTATGAATGATGGCTCCTCGTTAACTGGTACTCACACTTTTACAAATGGAAGTGCGATTGTACAAGCTAACGCTAGTGGAGCTTACAAATCCGAAGTAAAAATCGGTGATGTATTGACTACAGCTGGTGGAGAAAAAGTGAGAGTAAAGAACCTTACACCACCTAGAACAGTTGCTACATCTTCTGTGAACGCAAGTAATGAAAGAATTACCATTACTGCACACGGATATACTGCAAACACACCACTCACATATAGTGCAGAGGGTGGAACTGCAATCGCTGGACTAACAGACGGACAAATTGTATTTGTTAAAACTGTTCACGATGCAAATACAATAGATGTATCTGCAACAGAAGGTGGTTCAGTAATTAACTTAACTGGTACTGGTAACAATTCACAAACATTTGTAGGTGAAACAAATACTGGTATTACACTAACATCTAACTTTGGTGGAAGTACAGAAAGTGGTGTTGCCGCTACTGTATCAAGACCACCAATAGACGGACATGGTGGAGCTATTGACGCTAATGTATTAGGTATAGATGAAGGTGAATCTGTTGCTGGTGTTGACAATGTAACTGATATCGCAGTATCTGAAGATGGTGCAAGATATGTACAAGCACCAACTATTACTGTCGCAGGCCCAACTGCAAGAACTCTTGCAACTGCAAATGTTTCACTTGCAAACGATACATTTACACTTACAAATCACAATATGAGAACTGGTACAAAGTTAACATATGATAGTCAAGGTGGAACTAATCTTGCACAAAATAGTGGTAATATCGCAGATAGCACTGCATTATTTGTTATTCGTGTAGATGCAGATACTATTAAGTTAGCAAGTAATCTTACTAATGCAGAAGCTGGTACTGCCATTGATTTTACTGGTGGTTCAAGTAATGTAGGTAATAACTCACAAACATTAACTGGTGACACTGCAACTGCAACTGCAACAGTTTCTGGTGGAGTAGTTACTGGAATTACTGTAACAGATGTAGGTTCAGATTATCAATCTACACCAACTGTAACAGTTGAAGTTCCTAAAATGACAATTCCAACTGGTAATGTAAATGCAAGTTCAAATGTAATCACATTTACTGCACACGGATTATCAGATGGTGACCAAATCACTTACAACCAAGTAGGTGGTGGTACTTTAATGACCAATGTAACTAACGGACAAACTGTATTTGTTAGAGATAAAACTGACGATACCTTTAAGATTGCAGCCACTGAAGGTGGAACTGCGATTAATATTGGTACTGGTCATAGTGCTCAAACATTTACTATTGTAACTGGTGCAACACAGTCAACTGCTGTTGCTTCACTTGGTTTAGGTAACGATGGTGATACTAACACAACTGAGATTTCTCATGTCGGTTGGGTTAAGAAAACTGTAGGTTCTGGTGGTCGTGCTGGTAGAGTTCATTATGAAACTCTAGTTGCCGCTTCTAGTATTTCTGGTGATGCCGCTGATGATATCGCACTACCAGATAGTTAGAATCTAAATTATAGGAGTATATTATGTCTTTGAAATTAAAAGATGTTGAATCGAGAAAAAAAGAATTACAAGGGGAACTCAACAAAGTTGAGTCCCAACTTGTAGAGGCACTAAAAAGTGTAGAAAATTTAAAACAGACTAAGTATTCTATCGCTGGTGCCATAGCTCTTTGTAATGAAATGATTGAAAAACATGATGTCGGAAACAATGCCGACAGTAACATTCCCCAAACTATTGCTGGGGTTTAGACCATAGGAGATAAGATATGGCAGATAAAAAAATTACAGCATTAACAGACTTAGGTTCTGGTATTAATTCAGCTGACCTTTTTCATATTGTAGATGACCCAACTGGTACACCTATTAATAAGAAAATTTCAACTGCAAATGTATTTAATTACATTCCAACATTTATTGCAACAAATAGTACAGAGTCACTAACAAACTCTTCTTCTGCAATCTCAGTTTCAACTGCGATTTCATTAGTAGATTCATCTGGTGGTGCAACTGGACTATCTCTTGCTGCTGGTGTAACTGGACAAATGAAAACTATCATTTGTACTACTGCTGGTAATAACATTACTATTACCCCTGCCGCAACAGTAGGTTCTGGTACAACTATCGTACTAGATGCAGCTGGTGAAACAGTAACACTTATGTACACTGGTTCAGCTTGGGCTGCAGTTGCAACATCATCTTTCGCATCAAGTATTTCTACTGTAATTCAGTAATGTCTGACTTGAAGATGAAAGGTAAAAAGATGGGTGACCATCTTGATGATATGTTGAAAAAACATAAGAGAGGTGAAAAAATAGGTTTCACCGCTCTTGCAAGACTAAAGGCACGAGGTTTAATCCCTCGTGCTGATGGTTCAAAGAAAAAAGGTAAATTAGGAAAGTCATAATGAAAGAATTTAAACAATACATTACTGAACTTAGAACTAAACCAGCAGATAGTAATGCAAAACATGACTCTGACCACGACTTAGTTGATGTATCAGATGAAAGTGTAGTTCGCAGATTAAATGCATTTCTAGGTGTTATTTCTGAGAAAGATCATATGTTACCAGAACATCCTATCGATATTGTAAGAAGAAGACTTGCAAATATTGGTATTCAGTTCGATGAGGTAAATATAGATGGAGATACTGGAAATGTATCTGCACCATTATCACAGTTTGGTGGTAGATTTGGAAAAGATATTGACACACCACACAACGAATTTATGAATGATGATGGTATTTCTCACAAAGTTGAAGGTGGGCGTTCTATAAACTTTAGTTATGCAAAACAAGATAACGGAAAGTTTAAAGTTACAGCACAAATTAAATAATGTTCAAAGAAATACGGCCTGATAATGTTATTATGTTTGCGATGAAACATTATAGTAATCCTCAAGGTGATACACAAACAGAATTTAATGAGGATATGAAAAGATTTAAGTATATAAAAAGACTTTTAAGAAAGTATGATGATACTGGTGATTTAAAAGAAAGACTTATACTAAATCATATAATAGTTTTAAACAATGTTTTTGGTGCAGAAGCCTGTTCAACATTGTTATTATTTAAACTAGAAAAAAATTTATGGGAATATATAAAACCATTCATGGAATATTTAAATATTATTCCATCAAATGAGTTAAAAAATATTAAGAGTGATGAACTCATAGTAAAGAAGTTAAAGGTAATTTAATGGGAAGAGCGATTGATTTATTTGTTACATATAGATTTGTAAAACTATTAGTAACACCATTCAATAAGACTGAGGCATTTAAACTTGGTATTATTGATGACAAAGGTAATCGTATCAAAGATGAAGAAACGAAAAAACCGACTGTTCTAACAACATCAAAAGAAAAAAACGCATATACAATTCTCCACAAATTAGTTTTTAACATCAAAAAGATTTTTAACAAAGTGCCTGGTTTAGGTTCAAGATTAGGAACTTATGCAGCTGCACTTTTTTTATTAAAAGATACTTTCAAAGAAGAGGTTGACCCCAAAATGTTTGAAAGGGAATTATTAAAATATATCAGAGAGAATGATATAAAAATTGACGATACGATAACCGAAGAGGTTGAGTTAGAGGGTGATTTATTACCCAAAGGAACTTATAAATTAGTTAATGATATTATTGTTGATGAGGAAAATGAAGATTTACCACCAGCAAAAGAAGGTGATGAAATCGAAACATTTGAGGATACTGCACCAGTAGACACAGTTCTAGGAGTTCCAGTATACCCAGTTATACATATTGATACAAGACAAAAAATATTTGTTAGTTTAGATGATATCAACTCAGTTTCAGTGGAAGATGCACTAGGAGAACTTTAATGAAATATACAGAAGTAAATCCATTTACTGGAAAAAATATTGATGAAGATGCACCAGCAAATGCAACTGGCCCATCTGTAGCAGGAACTGGTGATGACTCATCAGTGGTTGTTGTCAGAAAGAAAAAGAAAAAAGATACTTTATATGATGGTAGAACAAGAATCGCAAGAAAGTTTATTGAAAGAATACTGAAACAAAGAGAATCAAGAAGACTTACAAAAGAAGAAGTTGAACTTGATGAAGTATTGAAACCAAAAGATAAAAAAGTTATAGATGATTTCGTTCAAGCGAACAAAGGTACTGGAGCACAAAACTTTACTAAACGAGGTAATATAGTAGATTATGAAGGAAGAAGTTTAGAGAAAAGTGGTATGGGTGCTCAACAGATTGCAAGTATTGAATCTGACCCTAAAGACTCACATAAAATAAAAATACGAGCAAAAATGGATAGTAGGTCAACTCAATCCATAGTAAACTATCTTAAAAAAAGTGCTAAAAAAAATAATATTAAGGTAGAAGAAACAGTTAAGGAAGAACCTATGATAAATGAAAAGATTGAGTATGTAGAATATAAGTTTAGAAATAAAAATGATGCAATCAAAGCACAAAAATATTTTATGAAACAGAATCAAGGGCCTGATTACGAATTTATGGACGATGATATAAACAACGGCACTTTAGGAGTAGACGCTGGTAAAGACGATATGACTAAACACCATAATGAAGTTATGAGAAAATTCAAACCTAAAATCGTTTCAAAAGAAGGTGTTGAATTTGATGACCTTGAAAAACTTTCAGAAAAGTTTACTAAAATAGACTCTAAAGTCATTGATAAAGTTAAAGCTATGTTGAAAGACCCCAAACAAAAAAGTTCATTAAAAATGATTATGAAACACATGATGCCTAAAGATGTTGTTAAAATGTTGCATAAAGAAGTTCCAGCAACAAAACAATTATCAGAAAATAAAGAAAGAAGTTTCACAAAGTATGTTATGGAAACAAATGATGATTTTGGTGTGGAATATTTACTTGCAGAAAATAATTTAAAAATATTACAAAATATTGTAAAGAAAAAACAAAATGCAAAGATGAAATTTAAAGATAACAAAAGAGCAACTGTTGATTTATTTACTGCAAGTGCAATTATGAAAGTATATGATGCAGTAAAACCAGATAATAAAAAAAAGATGGAAAAATTAATTAACGGAACACTTCCAGAGTTTCTAAAATTACAAGCATTTGCAATGAAACAAGTTAAAATGAAATGATAAAATTTAAAAAGTTTATAGAGAGTGGATACTATAACTTTCCTTATGCAGATTTGAATTACAAACCTATGGTTGATTTAAATGCAGATGTGAGAAAAGTAAAAGGTGGTTATGGTGTATATGCAGATAAGTTTGTTAAAGGTAAAAGAGTGATGACGCCAGGCGGTAAACATCAGAAAGTATTAAAAAAAGTTTATAAAAACAAGAAAGATGCGAACGATTACATGGCTGCAATAATGATTGCAAAGGGAAGAGGATAATGAAAACTTTTAAAAAAATATATCACGAACAAATGTCTGCGAAAGATTCATTAGATGATTGGAAACATGATGATGCAAAGGCATTTGCAGAGTCGTTAATAAAGGATTATGGACAACCAGATGAGGTAACTCAAACTATGGTTAAGTGGTATAAGTTAGGTGCATTTGGTGGTGATGGTACAAAAGAAATGGAAACTTATGTTGTAGATGAAAGTATTCCACATAGTTTTCCAGACCCACACAGAGACTTTGTTTACACAGTTATGGAGATTAAAGTTCCTAGTCATATGTTAGATACTTTAGGTCATGTCACTGGTAGTATTGTTTATGACGGATTAAAAAAAACTGTTACTGCAAGATGTGGTAGTTTAGAGGCGAACGCACTTACCTTACAATTTGTCAAAGATTTAGTTGAGGGTAAGATAAAAAATGATAATGATGTTGCAAAAAAAGAATATGCAAATAGAATTAGGAACGGCCCGTTACCTAAAACATTTACTCCAGAGGAAATCGAGGGAATCATAAATTGTGGTTGTAATCAAGAACCTTGTGAAACTTATGGTGATGTAGATGAAAGTCCGAATCCAGTTAGAAAATTTAAAGTTGTTACTCGTGCAATGAGAAGAAAGATTGCAATGAGAATGAGAAGAATGGCAAAGAGTGCAACATTTAAAAAGAAAAAAGAAAAGTCAAAAAGAAGAATTGCATCACCAGAAAAGATTCTGATGAAGGCAAGAAAAATGGCAAAACAAAAAATACTTAAAAAAAGATTCCCTAGATACAGTGAACTTGGTGTGAATCAAAAAATAAAAGTAGATCAAATTATACAACAGAGATATAGTGGTGGTATTGCAAAACTTGCTAAGAAACTTATGAAAGTTGTAAGAAGAAAAGAAATAGAAAAAGTAAAAAGAGCAAGACAAGGCCCAGAAACGGATGATGTATAATGAAAACATTCAAACAAACAATAAAAGAAAATAGATTTATGAGAGGTGGTATTAGAATCGCATTTGATGAAGACCCTTTTGGTGGTAAGAAGATGTCTATTATAACGAGTAATGGTGTATTAGACATACCAAATAGTCAACATAGAAACTTTTTAAAGTTGATGCGTGGAATATCAGAAAGGGATTTCAAATAAATGATATTTGGTTATGCAAAAATGGCAATCACTTTAGTGATGATTATAGGTATCGGTGGTGCATTAACTTATGTTTTCAAACTTCGTGCAGATAACGCTGTACTCAAAGCAAACAATATGGTATTAGAAAAAAGTGTAGAATCCCAACAACAAGTTATTGCACAACAAAAAGAAGATTTCAAATCAATTATAGAAACAAATGAAAAACTAACTATTTTATCAAATAACCTACAAAAAGAATTAAATGACCTAGACAATAGATTTAATAAGGGTGGTAGAGATTTTGGTAAAACTGCGATTGCAAAAGATAAAGCAATTCAAAGAATAATTAACAAAGCAACTGCAAATGCATTGCGATGTGTTGAGATTTCATCTGGAGCCACTCTTACAGAAAAAGAGTTATCTGCATCTAAAAAAAGTGAAATCAACACAGAGTGTCCAAGTATAGCGAATCCAAATTATGTTCCGTATTAGTCTAATTTTACTCCTTTTATTTACTGTATCAAGTTGTTCTAGTATTAAGAAACTAGAAATATTTTCAACAGAGATTGAAAGGCAACCTCTTAATTTAGAAGAACCGATATTACCTAAACTTGAACCACTCAAGTGGGTTGTTATCACATCAGAAAATGCAGAAGAAGTATTTAAAAAACTTGAAGAACAAGGAATAGACCCAGTATTATTTGGTCTTACAGACAATGATTATCAACTTATTGCAAAAAACTTTGCACAAATACGAAGTAATATAAAAAAGAAATCAGAGATAATCAAATCGTATAAAGAATACTACGAACCAAAGGAAAAGAAATAATGGAAATGATATTATCACTTGCAGAACAGTTCTGGCAGTGGACAGTTGTAATTATATTAATAATCATTGGTATGATAATAAATTTTTTAGATAGAAAACAAGCGAATAAGTGGAGAGTAAATTTTAAATACGATGAATATCCACATATGAGACCTATCAGAATTGCAACCAGAGATAAAGGTTTTTGGGGTGCAATATTAATGTGGTTATTGGGTAGTAGAAAATGGCAAATATCAAAAGATTTTCATTATGAATTGAATGGTATTAAGTATGTTATACCAAAAGGTTTTACCTTTGATGGTGCAAGTGTACCTAAATTCCTTGCAACTTTTTTATCACCAGTTGGTGTATTATTGTTGGGTGGATTAGTACACGATTATGCATATAAATATGCTGCTCTGAAACCTGCTTTACAAAAGAGTTCACTTTTAGCACTCAACCAAAAAGAGGCAGATAAAATCTTCAGAGATATTAACATAGAAATAAATGGTTTTTATTTTCTTAACTATCTTGCTTACTGGGCACTTAGATTAGGTGGTTGGTTTGCATGGAATCGTCATAGGAAAATAAATGCAAAAATAGGAGATTAATATGAAAGAGTGGATAGAAAATGCAACCGAATGGGTAAAGGATAGAGTTCAAGAGAGAACATCTTTAGACGGAGTAATGTTAATAGGTGTTGGTATTGTAGGACTCATGTTCCAAGGTTTAGTAACTTGGGCCGCATATGTGGCGATAGTATATGGTATATGGACTCTAGTTAAATCAGAATGGTAGTCAGTTAATTGACTTTCTGTAAAGTCAAATTATATGTTCTGTCATTTTTTTGAATATCATAAATAGTATTAGGAACTATTATGACTATCAAAACAGATTTAGAACTTTTAAAAAAAGAAGTCCAAGATATGAAACAGATTCATACACGACTTGATACTGCGATTGAAAAATTGACAGATGTATCAAGTTGTGTGAATCGTATGTTGGCTGTGCATGAAGAAAAAATTGCAAGACAAGAAGAAGACATAGTTTCTAATGAAAAAGAAATAAAAGATAACATTCAAGATTTACATTCAAGAATAACATCAAACTATAAAGAATTGACTGTGTTAATAAATGAACACAATTTAAAAGATGAAGAAAGATTTCACAAATTAAAGTCAGAGTTTTCTAATAGGGTAGGTATATTAGAAAAATGGAGATGGATAATTATAGGTGGTTCTATAGTTGCTGGTTTTGTTTTACATAAATTATTACAGTTTAATGTTTGACATTTTTAAATTTATAATATATAATGTTCCTTATGACAACTTTCGTAGATATAAAATACATAGGTTTACTTTCGTCTAGTTTACCACAATTCAAAAAGAAAAAAGAAGGACTCTATAATTTTAGATGTCCGTATTGTGGTGATTCTCAGAAAAGTAAACTCAAGGCAAGGGGATATTTAATATACAATAAAACTTTTTATGTATATAAATGTCATAATTGTGAAAAAACAACAGATTTTCCTAATCTATTGAAATATGTTAATAAAAAGTTACATGATGACTATATTTTTGAAGTTTACAAAAATAAGAAAGTATATATAGAAGAGTCAGATGAAAAGAAGTTTAACTTTGTTAAACCAGTTTTTCTAAAAGGAGAATCCCCACTTAAAAAAATCAAAAGAATATCACAACTTAATCCCTCTCATCCAGTGAAAAAATGGATTATCAAGAGGGGTATTCAAAGTCGTTTTCATTACAAGTTATTCTTTTGCAATAGTTTTTTTAAATGGGTTAATGGTATTATACCTAATAAGTTCCCCTCTGACTTAAACGACCACCCTAGATTGGTGATACCTTTTTTGGATGAAAACAATAAAATGTTTGCATTTCAAGGTAGGGCTTTTGGAAAAGAACAACCGAAATACTATACAATCAAATTAAATGATAATAAAAAGATTTACGGACTAGACACAGTAAACTGGTCTAAAAGAGTTTATGTTGTAGAGGGGCCGATTGACAGTTTGTTTTTAAATAATTGTATTGCAACTGCACAATCAGATTTAAGAGTGGAGAAAAAAAATAATGTAACTTTGATTCCAGATAACGAACCAAGAAACAAAGAAATAGTAAAAAGAATAGAAAGTTTTATTGAGGACGATTATTCAGTTTGTTTGTTCCCAGAACATATAAAACAAAAAGATATAAATGATATGGTTTTATCTGGTATAAAAGATATACAAAAACTAATAGATGAAAATACATTCAGAGGACTTGAAGCGAAAGTCAGATTTAAAGATTGGAGAAAAATAAATGCTCAATAATACTTACGATTTACCCACGAAATATCAAGAATTTATTCACTTGTCAAGATATTCAAGATGGTTACCTAAAGAGAAAAGAAGAGAAACATGGACAGAAACTGTTTTAAGATATTTTGATTTTTTTGAAAAACATTTAAATGAAACTTGTAAATATAAGTTAGACAAAGAAACTAGAGATAAGTTAGAGGATGCAGTATTGTCTTTAAAAATTATGCCCTCTATGAGGTGTTTAATGACCGCTGGAGAGGCGTTAAAAAGAGAAAATATTGCTGGGTATAATTGTAGTTATATTGCAGTTGATAGACCACAAGCATTTGACGAAATACTTTATGTATTAATGAACGGAACTGGGGTAGGTTTCTCAGTTGAAAGACAGTTTGTTGGTAATTTACCAACAGTTGCAGAAGAGTTTTATATGAGTGATACTATTATTGTTGTACAAGATAGTAAACTTGGTTGGGCAAAAGCATTTAAAGAACTTGTTGCAATGTTGTATCATGGTCAAATACCTAAATGGGATTTAAGTAAAGTAAGACCAGCAGGAGCACCACTAAAAACTTTTGGTGGTCGTGCATCTGGGCCAGAACCACTACAAAGATTATTTGAGTTTACAAAAGAAATATTTCAAGGTGCAGCTGGTAGAAAGTTAAGTTCTATTGAGTGTCATGATATTGTTTGTAAAACAGCAGAGATTGTTGTAGTAGGTGGTGTTAGACGAAGTGCATTGATTAGTTTATCTAATCTATCAGATGATAGAATGAGAGTTGCAAAATCTGGTCAATGGTGGAATGATAATGGTCAAAGAGCACTTGCAAACAATTCTGCGTGTTACACTGAAAAACCAGATGTAGGTATCTTTATGGACGAGTGGAAGGCACTTTATGATTCTAAGTCTGGAGAAAGAGGTATATTTAATAGAGAGTCTGCAAAGAGGATTGCAGAGAAAAATGAAAGAAGAGATGTTGGATATGATTTCGGAACAAATCCCTGCTCGGAGATAATTTTACGAAGTAGAGAATTTTGTAACTTATCTGAAGTTGTTGTCAGACCAGAGGATACAGAAGATACTCTATTAGAGAAAGTTAAACTTGCAACAATACTTGGTACATTTCAATCTACACTTACTAACTTTAAATATGTAAGTAAAGAGTGGAAAAAGAATTGTGTTGAAGAAAGACTACTTGGTGTATCACTTACTGGTATTATGGATAATAAATGGACTGCTGGTAAGCTTCCTAGTTTAGATTCATTGTTAAAGAACCTTAAACAAATGTCAGTAGATACAAATAAAGAATGGTCTAAGAAATTAAAGATAAATCAATCAGCTGCGATTACTTGTGTAAAACCATCTGGTACTGTTTCACAGTTAGTAGATAGTGCTAGTGGTATTCATGCAAGACATAATCCATACTATATAAGAACAGTAAGAGGTGATAAAAAAGACCCTCTGACTAAGATGATGGTTGATATGGGTTTTCCAGTAGAAGATGATGTTATGAAACCACTTGATACGAGTGTTTTTTCTTTTCCAATAAAATGTAGTAAAGATGCAGTTTTTAGACAAGATATGAACGCAATAGAACAACTTGAATTATGGAAAACATATCAAGAACATTGGTGTGAACATAAACCATCAGTAACTATTTCTGTAAAAGAAACTGAGTGGATAGAAGTTGGTGCATGGGTATATAAGAACTTTGACTTAATGAGTGGAGTAAGTTTCTTACCATATAGTGAACATACATATAAACAAGCACCATATCAAGATTGTGATGAAAAAGATTATGAGAAACTATTAAAAAAGATGCCAGTTAATGTCGATTGGACAAAATTATCAGACTATGAAAGTTCTGATATGACAGTAGGTTCTCAAGAACTTGCTTGTTCCTCTGGGTCTTGCGAGATTCAATAATGCCAAGAAAAATAATATTTTGTTCCTCTTGCGATGCAGAGTTCAAAATAAATCACAATATGGACGATGAATACTATGAAATAAAATATTGTCCATTTTGTGGTGAAGAACTTGATAAAGAATATGAAGATGATTTAGATGAATACGAGTAGTAAGAAAGCAAAAGGTAGAAGACTACAGAAATGGTTTCGTGAATTATTGATTGAAAAGTTAAGTATTCACGAGGAAGATATAGAGAGTCGTTCTATGGGTGCTGGTGGTGAGGATTTAATTATGGCTCGTAGTGCAAGAGAACGATTCCCCTATTCTATCGAATGTAAGAACCAAGAAAAAGTAAATCTATGGGAGGCATATAAACAGGCGTGTGACAACTCTGGTAAATATGAACCCATAGTTGTTCTAAAAAGAAACAATCACAAACCATTAGTGATTATTGATGCAGAAAGTTTTGTAAAATTACATAATGAAGATTGAAAAAACCTATATAAATATGTATAAAGAAATGCACCAAGATATAAGAACATATCAAGGTGTTAGTCTGGACAAGGAGATTCCTAACATTTCAAGACTTGTTCTGACAACAAACTCATTAACAGTTCTTGATTATGGTTGTGGTAAGGGTAATCAATATAAACAATCAAACAGTAATATTCTCTTTCATATATTAGATGAAAATCTATTTCTTTATGATCCAGCTTACGAGGAACACAATACATTACCAGATAGAACATTTGACGGAGTGATATCAACAGATGTATTAGAACACATTCCAGAAGAAGTTATTCCTAAAACATTATATCAAATCTTTGAACGAGCTGAAAAGTTTGTTTATCTTGCGATTTGTACAAGACTTGCACACGCAGTATTACCAAATGGTGAAAATGCACATTGTACTGTAAAAGAACCAGATTGGTGGGAAAAATACATCATAGAATCCAATAAAAACAAGATTCATACCGAAGTTCACTGGTATGGAAACCACAATGATTACAGAAAATATTACGCATCTTCGTAAGTCATTGATTTAATTCATATCTTTTTTTTCATTTTTTTTACTTTTTTACTTGACATTGTTCTCAAAACAAGGTAATATAGAGACATAAAGTCAAGAAAGAAAGGACAAAAAAAATGGGAAAAAGAGTTAAATCTTCAAATAAAAAAACAATAAGTTTAAGACAGTATGCTGGTTTTGGTGGTGCAAGACTGAGTATATTAACTGTAAGAAATAAAAAGACTAATTGGATGCAATCTTCTGATGATATGAACTGTGTTAATCTTAGTAAAACAGAAGCAAAGAAGTTAGCAAATGATTTGTTAGCGTGGGTTAATGATACAATAGAAGATGACCACGATTGGCCTTCTTTAGAAGTTCAAGAAGAAGTCTGGAATAGACAACAAAGAAAAAAACAAAGAAAAGTAAGAAACGAACTTTGGTCATAATAATTAAAAAAAGACTTGACATTGTTCTTAAAACAAAGTATAATAATAATATAATCAAGAAAGAAAGAGAGAAAATATGACAATCGCAAATATAACTGATAAACATATGGATAATCTAGTAGATAGATTTCTTAGTCATGTAAATGAAAATGATATAAAAGAATGTGAAAATTTTGAAGAGTTCTTAGGTATTGCAAAAGACAAATGTAAAAACATTTGGAGTGAAGATGATTTAGATTGGATTGCAAATTATGTGTGGTTTGTTAATCTTAACGAAGCGGAGTAAATATTAAAATGAGAAAAAATATTATAAGAAAAAGAAAAGATACTATTATCAAAGAATTTGTTAGTTATGTATATGATTTTTATGGTAAAGGTGGTATCTATGATATGGGTGCAACTGTAAGTCAAATTACTACTGCAACTATTGACTATCTTTCAGATTGTTTATCTAAACGACAGTATACATTTTGTGGTGATAGTCTTGATAGGGAAAGAGTTAGAGATATTATGATTGAAAAGTTTAATTTGAAAGAGGTAAAATAATGGAAAAATGTTTTAAAGTAATGAACGAAAAGGGTCAAACTATGACACCTTGTGGTAAGTGGTGGTATGATGAGTGGAGTTCTAAATTCAATGCTGATTACGAAAATTATCCAGATACATTTTATACTGATACTGTAAATAATGCATTTTGTGCTATAGAAGGTCAATATAAAGGTTATTACAATATTGTAGAGTGTGAAGCTGACGGAAGAGGAGATGTTGAACCTACTGATAAAGTAACAAGATGTTATTATAATGGAGGTAAAATTGCAGTTTAGTTAAAAACTAGGGTTGACAATATTAATTTTTATGATAGGATATAATTATGGATAATTTAGAAAAAGTTGGAATTACAATGATGTTGGAAGATTTAAAACCAATCAAAACTAATAAACAACTTGCACTTGAGAATCTGGAAGACATTGCAAAGTTTATGGAAAACAAATGCAAAGACGATTCAAATTATAATCTGAATAAACAATCAAAAGGTTGGTTAAGACATTATTCAGAAATGATAAGAAGTGAAATTAGACGATACAAAACTTAACAATATAGGTGAATATGATTTATTTTTATAATACACACGAAGATATTCCAAAACACATTCAAGATTATGTAATGTCTTGTGCAGATGTTTCGGATATCACAAAACTTTCAATAACAGATATAAATGCATTTCTTACTGGTATAGACCAATACGAAGCAGAAGTTACTAATCAATCTATGGAAGAGGTTTATAATGGGGTTTAGAAGAAATAATTTTAGAAGAAAAATAGAACAAAGATTGCCTGGTACTGCTGTTGCAGTAGTAAATGGTAATGTAGATAAAGCGATAAGAAAACTTAAAAAAAAGTTACAGAAAGAAAACTTCTTTAACGAAATGAGAAGAAGAGAGTTCTTTGAAACTAGAAGTGAAAGAAGAAGAAAAGAAGTAGCTGCGAGTACAAGAAGATGTATAAAGAGAAGAGAGAAATTAAAGAAGTTAGAGGTTTAAAATGGTTTGGTTCTATCCTATTGTTGATAGGCTTATGTTTTACATCTTTTAATATATTCCCACTTAATCTATATTTCATGTTAATCGGTAGTGGAGTATGGGTTATGGTAGGATGTATTTGGAAAGATGGTTCGATTATATTATTAAATGTAGTTGGATTTATAATTACAATCGTAGGGTTGATTAATCATTGGTTATAAATAAAGATATGAGTAATATATTAAAATTCCCAGCAAAAAGATTTAAAAATTCAAGAAAAATAAAAACACCTAATCTTGATTATTATAAACTTGCAGAGGATATGAGTTTTGCAGATCAACTTACAGAGTCTTTAATCGTACAGTTAGTTCACGCTTTAGGTGATAACGGAATAAAAGTTACAGATAAAGATTTTGTAAAAGATTTAGCATTTATTATCGAGGGTATCAAGTCTGCAATCTATAGAGATTTAGATATTAAACACGATATGCAACCATTAATGGATAAATTTATGATTACATCAACAAAAAATGGTAAAACAAATACAATGTTTAATATGGAATTGATTCCAGAATTTTTGGAAAAAACAAAAAAATAATTTATGATATTAGTTGATATGAACCAAGTTACGATTAGTAACTTGATGATACAGATGAAAAATGAACCTTTGAGTGTAGACTTAGTTAGACACTTAGTTTTAAACTCTATTCGTTCATATAGAACAAAATTCTTCAATGAGTTTGGTGAACTGATACTTTGTTATGATGACAAACATTATTGGAGAAGAGATTTATTCCCATACTACAAGTCAAATAGAAAGAAAGATAGAACAGAATCTAATCTAAATTGGAACGAACTATTTGAAACTCTTAATCTAATAAGAGATGAATTAAAAGAAACTTTCCCATACAAAGTATTACAAGTAGATGGTGCAGAGGCTGATGATATTATTGCAACAATAGTAAATCTTGTTTCTAAAACACCTAATCTTTTTGAAAAGATTTTAATAATGTCTGGAGATAAAGATTTTATTCAACTACAAACTCACGAAAATGTACAACAATATTCACCTACACTAAAAAAGTTTATAAATGGTGTTGACCCTAACACATATAAAATAGAACATATTTTTAAGGGAGATAGAGGTGATGGAATACCAAATATATTATCACCAGACAATACTTTTGTAGAGGGATTAAGACAGAAACCTTTAGGTAAAAATAAAATAGATTCGTGGAAACAAGTAGGTACTTGGCCTATTGATGATTGGAATGAAGAAATAAAAAGAAACTATCAAAGAAACTGTAAGTTGATAGATTTAGATTTGATTCCATCACATATTAGAGATACTATATATTATAGTTGGAAACAAGAAAGTGAAACAAGTAGAAGTAAAATTCTACCATATTTTATGAAACATAGATTGAGAGAACTAACTGAAAAACTAGGAGATTTTTAATGGCATATGATGTTGTAAGACCTTTAATACATGAAGTATTAACAATGGTTAATAATGCAAAGGTAAAAAATAAAAAGATTGAAGTATTAAGAAAGTATAAATCTAATGCTCTGAAGATGGTTCTTAAATCATCTTTTGACCCAAAAATTGTTTGGAGAATACCAGAAGGAGATGTACCATTTGTTAAGAATGATGCACCAGAGGGAACTGAACATACAAGGTTAGAACAAGAAGCAGGAAAGTTATTTCATTTTATAAAAGGTGGAAACGATAAGTTACCACAACTAAAATGTGAAACTATGTTTATACAAATGTTAGAGGGATTACAAGAAAATGAAGCAGAGGTTCTTATTTCTGCAAAAGATAAAAAATTACATCAAAGATACAAAGGGTTATCAAAACAAGTTGTACAAGAGGCATTTTTTTGGGATGAAAATTTTTTAGATACAACTCATAAAGATTATAAAAAATCTGCATAGGGTTGACATCTATTGTAAATATGTTATTATAGTAATTATTAATTTTATTTTATGAGGTATATTATGTTTTATTTTTTGATTGGATTAATGTTCAGTATTCTGGCAGCTGGTGCTGTTGATGGTGATGCCTCTCTCACAACTCTTTCCATCTGCACCTTTGTTGGGATTGTGTTTCTGAGTCTTGGTGTATATAAAATGCATAAAGATGAACAAGACTTCTAAAACACAAGGGGTAAATAAGGGGAGTAAGTTGGATTACCAGACCACTCCCCAACCCCAAAATAAAGAGAGAGGTACTATGTACAAAATTATTGCATCTATTATTTTTTTTGGTTATACATTTATTACATTAAATGAATCAAGAGAAACTTCAAGACAAATTGCATTTCTTGAAAAAAAACAAGAATACAAAAAAGTAATAGACTATCAACAAAAAGTTAACGAAACAGAGATTCATTGTCTTGCAAGAAATATGTATTTTGAAGCAAGAAGTGAAGGTACTGCTGGTGCAATCGCTGTAAGTGCAGTTGTATTTAATAGAGTATTAAGTGATAAATATCCAAATAGTATTTGTGGTGTGATTGAGGAAGCCAAACTTTCACAATGGTGGTTAAAAGAAAAGGGTTTGAAAAAACCTATCAAACATATGTGTCAGTTTAGTTGGTATTGTGATGGACTATCTGATGAGATAAAAGATACAAAAACTTATCATCAACTTTATACACTTGCAAAAGAACTATTCGAAAAAGAAGATGTTATCATTGACATAACTGATGGTGCAACATTTTACCATGCGACTTATGTCAACCCTAAATGGGCAAAATACAAGGAACGAACTGTTAAAATAGGAAGTCATATTTTTTATAGAGAAAGGTAATTATGAATATATTTTATATTAATGAAGACCCAAAGATTGCATCTTTGGAACATTGTGATAAACACGCTGTAAAAATGTGTGTAGAGTATGCACAACTTTTATCAACTGCACATAGATTACTAGACGGAAAAGAATATGTCGGTAAATCTAAAACTGGTAGAAATGTTAAAAGGTGGAAACACCCAGTGGATTTTATGGACAAAAATTTAATGTTAGCGTGTCATACTAAACATCCCTCTGCAATATGGTGTAGAGAAACTAAAGGTAATTATTCTTGGTTACTACATTTGTTAAAACATTTGTTAAAAGAGTTTACATATAGATATGGTACAAGACATTCGGTAGAAGATAGAATACCATATTTAAATATGTTACCACAAAATATTAATATGACACCAGAGATTACAGATATGCCACAGTGTATGCCAGAGTATTGTAAAATACCAAACAATTCTATTGCAGCTTACAAAAACTACTATATAAAAGAAAAGACTAGATTTGCGACTTGGAAAAATAGGAGTGTGCCATCATGGTTTCAACAAAAGGATATTGGGATATGATTAATGAACATATTATTGATAGTGATTTAGAATATTTAGAAACAAAAAATGTAGAGGATACGAGAAAAGAGTTAAAGAAAAACTATTTAAATAAAGAAGAACTTTATAAGTTTGAAATATATCAATTACAAAAACAATTAAATGAAATGCAAATAAGAGTTAAAGAACTTAACGAAGAAATATGGGAACTAAAAAATGGAAAGACCAACTAAACTTGACAAATTATTATGGTTACTTGAGGAAGTAAGAATCGCAGAAAAATTTATTGAAGATAACGGCCCAGAAGATATGGGTTATGTTCATACTGCAAAAAATTATATTCAAGAAAGAGCGAATGATTTAAAAGCAGAACTTACAGAAGAATATGGTTTTAACGAAGGTAAAGATGCCTAGATACGAATTTAAAAATAAAGAAACTGGTGAAATACATGACGAGATAATGTCGTATGAGGACAAGTTGTTATATCTAAAAAATAATCCACATATGCAAACAACATTTACTGGTATGAACATTGTAAGTGGATTAAGTCGTAGTGAAATGGGTGATAGTGGTATGAAAGAGGTATTTCATAAAATCGCAGATAAACACCCAAATAGTCCTTTAGCAGATAGATATGGTAAGAAAACTATTAGAAAGTTAAAAGCGAAAAGAGCCTATGACAAACATAAAAATCGTAATTAGTTTATTAATACTAAAATATATAGCACTGGTGTTTTTGTTGTTACCTAAAACAGTTATGTCAGATAGTTGGATTAACTATTTAAAAAATGATTTATATGGTACACAAGAAATTACACAAGATAATAATATAATTATTGAATCACCATATCGTGCAATAGATGGTGGTAATGTTCCTATTGTTATCACAACAAAGTCTAAAAATATAGTTAAATTTACTTTAATAATTGATGAGAACCCAACACCTTGTTGTGCAACATTTAAATTTAAAGATATATTACCATATATTGAAACTAACATAAGAGTAAATGCATACACACATTTGACAGTTGTTGCAGAGGATAAAGAGGGTAATTTATTTGTCAATAGAAAATTTATTAAGGCGGCTGGTGGTTGTTCTGCAACACCATTAGTTGATAGTAATGTACCAAAAGATAAGATAGATATTATTGATGATAAATTACACTTTGAAAAAAAGAAAATACAATTTAATCACCCAAACTATTCTGGATTACAATTTAATCAATTAACCAGAACAGAAATACCAGCAGATTATATTGACAATGTTGTTATCAAAACAAAAAATGGTATATTTGAATATGACGGAACTATTGGTATTTCACAAAATCATTACTTTACAATATATGGTGGTGAAATAAAAAATATATTATATACCGATAATTTAGGTAATACTTACGAGGAAAAATATGAGTAAAAAAGATGTCAAACTAGATGATTTAGTATCAATCAAACCGATAACAGATAATCAAAAAGTTGTTTTTGATGCGTGGAGAAAACAAGATAAAAACTTATTTTTGTTTGGTGCAGCTGGAACTGGTAAAACATTTATATCATTATATCTTGCACTTGAACAAGTGTTAGACCCAAAAACAAAATATGAAAATGTAATTATTATTCGTTCTGTTGTTCCAACTAGAGATATAGGTTTTTTACCAGGCGATGAAGAAGACAAGTCTGCATTATATCAAGTACCATATCATAATATGGTTCAGTTTATGTTTGAACAGTCAAGTGATTCTGCATTTAAGATGTTATACGATAGATTAAAAAATCAAGGAAGTATCACATTTTTGACAACATCATATCTTAGAGGTATTACTTTAGATAATGCGATTGTTATAGTAGATGAATCACAGAACTGTAATTTTCATGAACTTGATACAATCATTACTAGAGTTGGACAAGATAGTAAAATAATATTCTGTGGTGATTTCTTTCAATCAGATTTGACTAAACTATCTGAAAAAGAGGGACTACAAAATTTTATGAGAGTGTTAGAAAATATGAAAGAGTTTGAAGTGGTCGAATTTACTATAGGAGACATTGTTCGTTCTGGATTTGTTCGTTCATATCTCATAGAGAAAACTAAATTAGGAG